TCCGTCATTTTACACATACAATCACAGTTAGATTTTAAACCCGGAGATAAAGTACAGGAGGAAGAATAATGTTTAAATTAATGGATACCATAGACCGCTTTTTGCGACACTCTATGCCCGAGATGTTAATGAATGATAGGGGTGAGGTTGGCGATGCACCACCAGCGGATGCTCCCCCGGCAGATGCGCCACCGGCTGGTACACCACCAGAAGAAGCATGGCACAAGACATTTGGAGAAGATGCAGCAGTAGACCCAGAGGTTACTAAGTATAAAGACGCTGGTGAGTTCTATAACGGATATAAAGAGAAAGTCGCAATGATCGGAAAGAAAGGCGTTATACTTCCCGGCGAGAACGCGACACCGGAAGAAACAGAGAAGTTCTATAATGCTATTGGTAGGCCCGAGAACCCAGATGGTTATAAGCTAGATACGCTTGAGGGGTTGCATGAGTCAGTACAGGTTACAGATGAGAGTAGGTCAAACTTTTTAAATGAAGCGCATAAGATGGGGTTTACAGGTAAGCAGGCGAATGATTTAAACAAATGGTATTTGAATAACGTTTCAAATATGATTAAAGCTCAAGATAAGATTGAGTTAGAAGCTACTCAAAAAGCAGAAACAGCGTTGAGGGCTGAGTGGACAGATAAATATGATGCTAACACAGCGCAAGTTATTAAGGTATTACAAAATGCTGGTGGTGATGAGTTGATACAGGCATTAGGTGATAAAGCTAATAATCCAGTTATTTTGAAAGGTCTTTCAAAGATAGCTAATTCATTGGGCGAAGATCAGATAGGAAACCTAAAGCCAGCAACGACAGGCGGTGCCGGAAATGAATCAGCTCAGGACGCTCAAACAAAGATTGATGATATGACTAAGAACCCAGGGAGTGCGAATTATAAAGCTCTTATGGATCCGAATAGTCCTAATCACAAAACAATGGTTGATGAGAGAACCAGACTCTATAAGATTCTTTATGGAGGTGAGGCGTAATGACTGAGAGAGAATTGATTGAGTTACGTTTAAAATGCCTCGCGCCTTACATAGCAGTAGCATCAAAAGCGAATATTGACCAAGATACAATTATTAAAAAAGCAGAAGTGGCATGGGAGTTTGCGACGAAAGTGTTGAAAGAGTCTAATGAAAAGAAAACCTCTAAATCAAGAAACAAAAAATAAAATAAGTCTTTCTAAAAAAAGATATTATGCAACTAATAGGCCGTACAACTGGAAAGGTGAATATCCGAAGTGTGAAATATGCGGAAAGGTTCTTTCAACAAGAAAAGCTAAGAAGTGCATAAAATGTTATTCAGAAAATAGAACAGGGAAGAATGGTAGTAATTGGAGGAATGGAGGTAAATCTAAACTTAATGAGAGAATAAAGATTTCATATAAATATCGCCAATGGCGTTCTGATGTATTTACAAGAGATGATTTTACTTGTCAGTCTTGTTTTGCCAGAGGAGGATATTTACATGCTCATCATAAGAAAGCTAAATCAAAAATATTTAAAGAAAATAGAATTGAAACTTATGAAGATGCAATGGATTGTGAAGAACTTTGGAATATAAATAATGGACAAACGTTATGTCGTGGATGTCATAAAGAAACAGACAATTATGGCATAAACAAAGAATATGTTTAAGGAGTTTGCGACAAAGATACCTAGCGAAGAAAAGAAAGAGCAACCCGTAAGGCCTCGTTCTAAGAAACGCTAATCTTTAAGCAAACTTTTAAATAAATCGGGATACCCTCTAGCGAGGCCCCATTGGACTAGATCAGCCCTTATTTAAGGATACCTGAATTATTGACAATATCTTTAAAAAAAGGAGATTACGATGGGCGTTCCTGATACCGTTTTCGTTCGGCAATATAAAGATGCAATTACGATGTTGGCGCAGCAAATGAGTTCACGTCTTCGTGGAGGTGTCATGGTTGACACAGACTTCAACGGAGAGAAGAAGTTTTACGAACAGTATAACACAGACGACATGGAAGAAATCATGAGTCGTTATGCTGACACACCGATCCAACTTCCAGATCACAAACGAAGAATGGTAGTTCCTCGTTACTTCGTTAGCAACACTCTTGAAGATCCGAAAGATGCAGCTCAAATGTTAGTTGACCCAAAGTCAACTTATATGCAGGCTAAACAAGGGGCAGCAGCACGTCAGCTTGATGATATTATTATATCAGCTCTCGGTAGTGATGCTTCAACAGGTCAGAATGGTACAGATACAACAGTATTCTTAGTAGCAAACCAAATCGCAGTTTCATTAGGTGGCGGTGGATCAGATGTTGGATTGAATAAAACAAAAGTTCTAAGGTCTAAAAGGCTTTTAGATGCAGGAGAAGTTGACAAAGAAGATCGTTATTTAGCTCATACTGCAATTCAGCTTGAGGATCTTTTAAATACAACAGAGGTAGCTTCTAGTGATTACAATTCGGTTAAGGCTTTAGTCCAGGGTGAGTTAAATACTTGGATAGGCTTTACGTTCTTGCATACTGAGAGATTGCTTACAGACACTTCTAGCGACAGGTTATGTTATGCTTGGCAAAAGAAGGGTATGCAGTTAGCAATTAATAAAGAAGCAGAAGGCAGAGTTACCGAAAGACCAGATAAAAATTACGCATGGCAAGTTTATATGAGGTTAATTCTTGGCGCGACAAGGCTTGAAGAAGCTAGATGTGTTGAGATAGCTTGTTCTGAGTAAATAGTTTTAATTCAATAATTAAAAATGGAGGCAAATTATGGTAGCTTATGTCGGAACAGTAGCAACAGCAGTAGCAGCAGGAGGTCTTTCAAATGCTGTTTTGAGTGGCCTTATCGATGGTAGGGTTAAGTGTATGTTGGAAACGTACACTATTTTAGGTTCGGAAGCATCAGCAAGCACTATTGATATTGGTGGTCTTCTGCCAAAAGGTGCAAATGTAATAGCAATAATTCTTACAGTAGATGCAGCTCAAACAACAGCTACGTTTTCTATTGGAGATGATGAATCAACAACTAGGTATGCAAGCGCATCAACAAGTTTGCAATCAGCAGGAACGTATGTTTATGGTGGTAATAATTATGTTGTTGATATGACAACAACTACAACACCAGACAATCAGATCGTATTGACAACGGGTGGGGCAACATTATCAGCCGGTACTCTTTACGCAGCAGTTCTTTATTCAATCGACTAAAGCAAACAAAAGAGAGAGGAATTATGAAAAAACAATTCACAAGTATTTTAGTATTAGTTGTGATGCTGGTTTTTGCCTCTCCATCTTTTGCCGCAGTCGGTGTGAAGATGGACGGCACCTTGATAGGCACAGCAACAGATTTTTCATTTGAAGGAATGACAGGGGCTTTAACGAATGATGGAAGCAACTGGACATTCGGTTTGTTGTTTGGAGGTATTGGGTCAGATGGTGCAACTAGTATGACAACGGCAACATTAGCAGTACCTGTGGCGTATGGGTTTATCAGGAAGGCAATTGCTTCTGATTCAGCTTTTACGGCCGGTACGTTAGCGGATGGTGTTCCAGGCCAGATGTTGACTGTTTACATTACAGAAGACGAAGGATCTGAAACATTTATTATAACTCCGGCAACGTCAACAACGTTTTCAACTGCGTCTTTTGATTCAGTACATGACGTGGCAACATTCTTGTACGTTGATGATACAGTTGGTTGGTGTGTAATAAATTCAACATCAGTAACAACAGCATTACCGTAGGTAAAGTTAATAGGTCGGGGCTTAAAAGCCCCGGCCAACTTATTATGAAAAATATTAACGCTTACATAGCCGGAATATTAATGGTGGCATTTGCTTTAGTGCCTCCTATTAAGTTTGTTATTAAAGCTCAACATGAGTTCTGGCCTTGGTGGATAGTGTTGTCAGGATTTGCGGGATTTTATTTGCTCTTTGTAAAGACTGAGGTGATTGTCAAAGTCATAGCGATAGGCGCATTTATAAATTGTTTCTTTAGTGTCGCGCCATTCATTTCGTTTACGGCATACATCTCGTTAGTAGGTTCGTGTTATTTCTATGTGTTATGTAGAAATATAAAAGACTATACTCCTGTATTTAAGATACTCCAATGTCTTTTGATATTCATGGCGTTTATGTTTATCGTTCAGCATTTCGATAAAGATAGGTTATTAAATTTTGGTAGAGTAGCAAACCTCGACGGGGATTTCTGTTTTGGTGTAGTAGGTCAGCATATGCAGAGTGCGAGCTTTAGTGTTATTCTAGCGGCGGTGTTGTTTTCTTATAAGAAAATGAATATATGGTTTTCTTTTGTTGTATCAGGTATTTGTAATTCGGTTGGTGGATTTATTTGTGCAATGGCAGGATTAATTACTTATTCAGTAAAGAAAGTAAATAAGAAAAATTCAGTTGTTCTTCTTCTAGGTTTAGTATTACTTGCTTTTGTTTTGTTTCCAATAGCCAGTAAGTTCTCAGCTAACATTGTTAAGACAGGTAGGATTGGTGTTTGGAGTAGTAGTTTAAACTTAGCAAATCAAAGACCTTATACTGGCTGGGGTATCGCAACGTATAAAGCTATTTTTCCCTCACTAGGTGGCATAGAGGGAAGACCTTGGATGATGGCGCATAACTGTTGGGTTCAGTTAGTCTTTGAGGGTGGATATTTAGCGTTCTATTTATTGTTTGGATATTTAATATATTTGTTTAGTGGGTTGGTGAAGTTATTGGGTACGATTCATAGAGAAGTAGCGCTAAGGTGTATCGTTGGGTTAGTGATGATCTCGTTGAATATGATGGTACACTTCCCAACTAGGATGATAAACACATTTTTAATTATAATCTTTTTTGTCGCATATATACAGGAGGTAGTGAACAATGGCCGCCGACTCCACCGCAATAGCTAATCTAGCATTAGGTAAAATAGGTAGTAGCGCAATAACATCATTAACTCAAACAGGGAGTGTTGAGGCTACTGCTATTAACAATGTCTATGACGATATTCTTGAGGAGGTCTTATCTGAACACCCTTGGTCGTTTGCACAAAAGAGAATAGAGTTAGTCAATACTGTCCCCGACGATGTATCAAGAACGATTGACGATAATGTAAATACTCCTATTGTTATTACAGGCGCAACTCAAGCTGATCCGGTTGTAATAACCGCCGCAGCTCATGGATTCGCGAATGATGATTGGGTAAAGATAACGACTGTTCTTGGTATGACGGAGCTGAATGGAAACTTTTATATTGTGGCGAATAAGACAACAGATACATTTGAGCTTACAGATACAGATGGAGTAGATGTAGATGGTTCTGCCTATACGGCTTATACATCAGCTGGACAATTACAGAAATGCTATGATCTTCCCGAGATGGAGAACGAAACTATTGTTGTTTATGATAAGCCGTCAGATTTGATTAAACCTATTCTAAAAAGCGATCAGAACGCTACGATAAAGGTTGAGTTAGATAAAATCATATCCGATACCGCAGACTTGAATATAGTTTACACATATCTTAATACAACTGTTACTGAGTATTTCCCTAAGTTCGTTCAGGCTTTAGTTACGAGGTTAGCGGCTGAGATAGCGTTTACAATAATCAATTCAGTAAGTAAGGCTAAGGATTTGATGGAGTTGTATATTGATGATGTACTTCCTAAAGCGGTTGCGGTTGATTCTAACCAAAGTACACCTATTGAACCCATGCAAGATGAATGGTTGGGTGCAAGAACGCAAGGAGGATGGCCAGCAACGACGGGGGAAACATGGCACGCCGTATAACGATAATTGTTTTTGTTCTTTTGATAATCTGTCAGAACTCATTTGCCGCGTATACATATAACTCTAACACCGGTACGCGAGATTATTGTTCTGGTGTTACGAATGAAAGTGGAACTGTTGAGAATGACGACTGTTCGGATTTAGTATTTCCCGACTCGGCTCTTTCTAAGGACGGAGATTCTTTTGTAATACTAACAGGAACCCCGATAGGCGGCGCGGTATCAATGACAACGGCTATGACTGCCGTATCGATTGCTTATAGTTATGTTACGAAGGTACTGACAGAATATACAGCATTTCAAAATGGAACGATGGCAGATGGTGTAGCCGGGCAGATGCTAACTTTTTCAATTTTATCAGGTACAGGTACGTTTGAGATTATACCGACGACAAAGACAGGATTTTCAAAGGTGACGTTTTACGGTATATATGATATGGCGACGTTCTTATATGTAGACGATACAGTAGGCTGGATAATAATAGCAGAATCAGGGGCAGTAATAACTTTAGAATAAGGAAACGATATGTCAAAAACTGACCAAGTACAAAATAATTTTACTAACGGCGAGATAAGCCCCAATGCTTTAGGAAGATTTGATGTATCTAAATATGCTAACTCAGCAAAGATAATGGAGAACTTTCTTATCAAGCAACTGGGCGGTGCTATGTTTAGACCGGGTACAAGATTTGTATACGAAACAAAGACCAGCTCTTTAGCTTCTAGACTTTTAAAGTTTCAATACTCAACTACGCAGAGTTATATTATCGAAGCGGGAAACTTATACTTTAGGTTTTATGTGATAGGTTCTTCGGGCGGTATACTGCTAGACCCCACAAACCCAGTTGAAGTCGTAACTCCATTCGTAACTGCTAATCTTAATAATATAAAATATGCTCAGAACGCAGATACAATGTATATTGCTACTGGCACATATCCTGTTTATAAACTACAACGCACAAGTGCGACTACGTTCACATTGACAGAGGTTTCTTTTGTTCGGGGTCCTTTCCTTAATACAAACATCACAACAACAACAATTACTCCATCAGCAGCTACGGGGGCTGGGATAACTCTTACTGCATCAGCGGCTATATTCACAGCAGATCATGTTGGTTCTCTTTGGCGCATTAAAGACGGGGTTGTAAAGATAACTGCATATGCAAGTACGACGAGTGTTACGGGAACTGTACAAGCAGAGCCAGATGGTACGGCAGGGGCTCTTGGAGGAACAGCAGCGACAGATGATTGGGCTGAGGGTTCTTGGAGTGCTGAGAGAGGATATCCGAAGGTTGTTACGTTTCATAACGGAAGATTAGCTTTTGCAAATACAACACATCAACCTGGCGGAGAATGGTTAAGTGTACCTTTTTCTTATGAGGATTTTGAGGGTGGCGCGAATGACGATAACGCAATTAATATAGAACTTAATGCAGATACGGTTGTTGCGATAAGATGGTTGTCTTCAAGCCCAAAGTCTTTACAAGCCGGAACGACAGGCGGTATATTCAACACAAGCGGGGGTAGTTTACAGCAGCCAATAACGCCATCTAACGTATCAGCGACGAGAGAGAACATATTTGGTACGGCAGATATTCAAGCGAAACGATTGTTTAACTATGTTTATTTCGTACAGAACGATTTACAAAGATTTCTTGAGTCGGGGTATTTTTTTGATATAGATTCAACAGATGCAGTAGATACTACGTTACTTGCAGATCATATCTTAGGTGTTCACCCTCCGGCTGAAACTACTTTCTTTAGAGGAGATAGCGAGAATAGCGGGGCGTTTGACCTTGACGACCAGCAGTCACCTAATAATAGAATTTGGATTATAAGAAATGATGGACAGATTGCTATATTAACTCGTAATGTACGTCAAGAGATAAACGGATGGTGTAGGATAAAAGCCGGTGAGGTGGTATCTTGTGATGGTAAGTCGGGTACAGGACAGTTTGAGAGTATTTCTATTGTTTCACAAGAGGGTGACTTCGACCAAGTTTGGGTAATAGTTAATAGAGTAATTGATGATACGGTTAAAAGATTTGTTGAATACTTTACGAGTGAGAGTTTTAAATATCAATGGGAGCCGGTGAGGTTGGATTGTAGTTTGACGTTGGATAGTCCTATTACAATTACAGGGATAGCATTAACTAATCCTATTGTAATTACGGCAGCGGCGCATGGATTGCTTGCTGGAGAGATTGTAAAACTTGATAATATTGTAGGTACGCATCAATTAAATGGTGGGGAATATGTTGTTGGCGTAACAACAACTAATACTTTTACAATAGGGGATATATAATTATGGCAATATCAGCAGACATTGTATTTTTATTTGATGAATCAGGGTCGATGGGGCCAGAGCAAGATGCAATGGTAGCTAATATTACTGTGTTTACGGATGCGATTACTGCGGCAGGTATTGATGCACAATATGGGTTAGTAGCTTTTGGTGGATATACTGGAAGCCCCGACAACGAAAGATTATTAACTGACTTAACAAGTGCTGCTGGGCTTGCAACAGCATTATTGGATTTAGTTCAATTTGAAACCCCCATGGGATTTACAGAACGAGGTTTTGAATCTACTGCATGGCTAATGGGTCAGATTACTTGGCGAGGTGGGGATGTTATTCCAATGGTTATTATGATAACAGATGAAGACCCCGATGGAGATCCAGGTGGATATGATGCAGCGGATACAGCATTAACCACACAGGGTGCCATCTGGAATGCTATTCTCAAGGATGCTGATACTATAAACGCTTATGGATATGATTATAAAGTTTTAGCCGCAGCTCATGATGGTCAAACTTGGGATATAGCTGACTTTATGGCCGATCCAACCCCATTTATAACAACTTTTGTTGCTGTAAAAATAACAGAAATTCAGACTGCTGCCCTTGCGAACCCAGTTGACGGAACAGTATCAGGAGCATTCTGCCCCTACGTCGAAGACGGTCAAGTCCGGAAGATGGTAACGACAATATCAGGATTAACTCATTTAGAGGGCGAGGCCATAGAGGTTCAGATGGATGGTATCTTACCTACTGATGCTGCCGGAGATTTGGTTACTAACTCATTTACAGTTGCAAGTGGCGCGATAACCCTACCTAAAAGAGCCGCAGTCGTTCACGCTGGATTACCATATGACGGAACAATACAATTATTAAAAGCAAGCGGTGGCTCGGAGCAGGGTACGGGACAAATGAAAATGAGGCGTGTTTATAATGTAGTTACTAGATTCTTTAAAAGTCTTGGGTTAAAGGTAGGGTTAGACGAGGATAATTTAGTACCGTTTTTCTTAGATACTCCGGCGTTGCCTTTAAAGACGGGTGATGTGGAGAAGTTACCAATAACAGGATGGAACAAAGAAACCGAGATGGTATTTAAAATGGAAGATCCGTTGCCTTGTTTTATATTGGCAATATTGCTTGAGAGTAATTTGGAGGAGAAATAATATGTCATTTTTAAACGCGCAAACAGCGGGTATTATATCAACAGTTGGCTCAGGGATTCAAGGCGTAGGTCAGCTTTTAGATGCTAAACAGGAAACTCAAGTTGGTGAGTTTAATTCACAAGTTTTCGAGCAGAAAGCACAAGCTGAAAGAGATAGCCAGCAGTTGCTTGAGGTACAGAAGCGTAGGCTTATAAAGTCTAAGATAGGTACCCAGGTCGCTCTTTACGCGCAAAGCGGTATTAAGATGTCAGGCAGTCCTCTCGATGTAATAGCAGATAGTTTAACAAACGCTAATTTTGATATTGCGATTGATAAGTATAATAGTGAGGTTGCAGCAAGGGGATTTGAAACAGAAGGTGAGTTAGAGAAGTTTAGAGCAAAGCAAAGGTCTACTGTTAAGACTGCAAGCGCGAGTAGGACGTTTTTATCTGCTGCTGCTAAGTTGGCGCAGTCGGGACAGAAAATAGGTGGTAAAAAAGAAAAAGCAGGTAAAACGGGTTCGGCTGGTATCGGTGGTGGAACTCGAACCGGAGGAACATTCGGGGGATCACCAACAGGATTATAAAGGATAAATTATGGCAAAAATACCACGCATACTACCACAAGAACGAACAATAACATCCCAGACACCTGGTAGGCTTATAAACAAAGCAAGTGTCGCCGGTGAGGTTACGAGTATATTGGGTAGGACGGTTGAGGAGGTTGGGGCTAGTTTACGGGATGCTAATTTACTCGCTGAAACTACAATGGCTGAGAATCAAAGAGATTCCACGTATAGAGATATTCAAG